TTCATAGAATATTTCCAGACGATGATGACACAACTTTTCAAGAACGTGGTGAATATGAATTTCCTATAGTTACATAATATATTGTTAATATTAAAGAGGTTGATATAATGAATACACCAGATATAAGACCAGGTACAAAATTTAATAATGTCCAATTTTACAAAGATATATTGAATTATATTAAAACAAGAATAGTTGCAGGTGAAGGACTTAATTCTACAACTGTTGGTGATCAACTTATTATATCGGTTGCTAATAAAAAAGGTGCAAATTCCATATCTTCTGGTGATACAACTATTAAAAGAGTTCCTCACTTACCTTCTATTGATGAAAATATGGGATTAAATAAATATAAACAAGTATTTTGGTTAAGTTATGATACTGGACTTGAAGAAGGATATAATGATGCAGATGGTGATGATCAGGTTTGGACATTAGTATTTCCCCAATTGCGATGGTATCCAGAACAAAAATATACACCAAATTCTGGTATTCCAATAAGTGGTTAAACAGATAAGAGAGAATTAAATGAAAAAATATATTATAAGATATAAAAATGAGGTTAATCATGATAATATTACAGAAAAAATAAGAAAGAAGAGAAAAATACATGGTAATAATAAGAAAGAAATTGAAAATTTAAGACAAAAACATAAATTATTATTTAAAAATAAAATGTCTGTTGTAGATGAAGATATTTTAAATGATATAATTGAAGATAATGATAATATTAAATCATTTGAAGAAGATCAACTTTGTGATATGTTATTAACACCTAATGATACTTTATTTTCTAATCAATGGAATATGAATAATACTGGTCAATTCGGTGGTACAGCAGGATGTGATGTAGGTCATATGCCAACTGTTTGGGGTATAACAACTGGTTCTGCATCTATTATAGTTGGTGTTGTTGATACTGGTATAGATTTAAACCATGAAGATCTTGTAAATAATATATGGGTTAATCCTAGTCCAACATTTGGAGATTTAAATGGTGTCAGAGGATATGATAACGGTTCATTAGATGGTAATTGTGATGATTATTATGGTCATGGTACACATGTTGCTGGAATAATTGGTGCTAAAGGTAATAATTCTACTGGTATAGCTGGTATGAATTGGAATATTAAACTAATGTCATTAAGATTCTTTAATGAAACTGGTTCATATTTATCTGATGCTATAAATGTAATTGAATATGGGGTTGATAATGGTTGTAATATAATGAATCATTCATGGAGAACATCATCTTATTCACAAGCATTACAAGATATTTGGGATTATGCTGAATCAGCTGGTGTTATAATGGTATGTGCAGCTGGTAATGATGGTAAAGATAATGATTTGTGGCCATGTTACCCTGCAAGTTTTCAAAATTCCAATAATTTATCTGTTGTAGCACATTCTAATACAGGTGAAAATTCATTTTTTACAAATTATGGTTTAAAAACAGTTGAAATAGCTGCACCTGGAGGTAATGTAAGAGGTGAAGATGATGAAAATATTTTATCAACATGGTTAGATGATAATTACATTGCAATAGCTGGTACATCGATGGCATCTCCACATCTCACAGGGGCTATAGCGCTATTAAAAGCAGACTATGCTGGTTTTACACTATCTAATCTTAAAACACTCCTACAAGCCAGTATAAGCCCTCACACAGATCAATTCTTAACTACTCAATATGGTGGAAGATTAAATACAGTACAGTTATTGCAGTTCGCCAAATCTACTAATTCAATAACTATTACAAGAGATGGTGTTACTAACATATCAATAGTTCCTGATATAAATGATCCAACAAAGAATAATATAACATGGACAGACCCAACTCATGCTTTATTTGCAAAAACAATTGTAACAAGATTAGAATGGTGTTATCCAGATGATGCAAATCCATTACAGGTTGAAGTTTATTCTGGAACTGATGAAACTTGTGTAGATGAAGATTTAGAACAGGGTATAACATATGGTTACAGATTTTATGCTTCATATGCAGATGGTAAATTTGCTTTACCTATATATGTAAAAGCAAGAGGTGGTGGTGAAAAGTTTGCATGTCCTGTTCCTCCAACCAATTTTGACTTCATTTGTGACTATTGGGATGAAAATTGGGGTACTTTAACTAATTATAATTCATTATTTGATGTACCTCTTATTACTCAAGCATGGAGAGCATGTATGAGTAAAATAAGAACAAGACAGGAAGATGCAACATATCCAAATGGTATAGTAGGTTATTATAGAACTGAAAAACCAGAACCACCAGAAGTACCATCTATTAATGATTGGCATTTAGATCCTGTACCAAATGTAGATGAAATATTAAGTTTTCAAACGATAAAAGATGGAACAATATTTTTAGATAGTTTAATTAATAAAGTTAAACAGATGTTAAAACCAGTTGAATTATATTCTACAAGATTATCTGCTGATAAATGGTTTATCTGGATGGATTATTATTGGTATATTAACACTGGTAAGGTTAGAAAATATAATCCACCTTCTGAATTTTATGAATGGGATTGGGAATATATAAAATTAAGAGAGAATTGGTATAATATTCTTTCTGTTTTAAGAAATATATTATACAATTGTAGAGTATTATATACAGCAAATCCACCATATACTACAGAATTAACACAGTTAACACTTGGTTCTATGTCATCTGACACAATTTCTGGTGATTATAGTTTAACTAGAAGATTATTTTATCCATTCTGGGAAGCACCACTTCCAACAGAAGCAGAAGCTACACCACCTAATCCACCTTATGATACAACAACTGGAATATGTGATTTTTCTGGAATAAGTTCAACATATATAAATTCTATATTTGGTGAACCACATTATGGTTTTGATGATATTATTGATGGTTCAATAGTAGAAATAGAAAATATAGAAATGGTTTTTCCAATATTATTACCGATTCATTATATATTTCTATCTGAAAGAAGTTATACACGAGGTGCTTGGTTTTGGTGTGAAGATACTAATAGTAGTCCGGTTACAAAATATGGAGATTTAACAGCGTATTGGTATCCAGATAATAGACATATTACTATGATTTGGGATACTACATCTCTTTCTACTATTTCAACAAGTAGTGCACAAACAGATGGATTAGTTGCATATGCATCATTTAATGAAGAACCTGAATCAGATGATCCAGATGATGATGGATATTATATGCAGGTATTTAGAAATAATATTGAATCAGCTTCAAGTTTTAATTCATATGGTGGATATACTAATAAACAAGAAAGGTTTATAGTTCATTCTGAAGGTAAAATTAATTTAAGCCCATCTTGGGATTGGGATTCATATCCTATCAATTTTAAAATTATATTAGAATTCTGGGCAGGTGGATCATTTAGTCCAGATTATGCACATACTGAAGATGTTACAATATCTCCAATAGATAATGTTGATGGATTTGTGAGATTTAATTATTCTGCATATAACACAGTTTGGGATTCTACTGGTGGTTATACTATTGAATCAATAAATGGGTCAAGAGAATTAAATTATACACAATTATATAAATCGTTTGGAACAAATAAACAAACTATTGAAATTGGCGAGTTATATATTGATAATGATAGTGATTTAGAGTGGACATTTGCTTTAACAACTGATTTTGCCAAAGGTACATTACCTCATTTATGGAAATCTAAGTTAATTGGTGATTCTACTGATAATATGTACACTAAATGGTGGTCTGAAATATATGAAGTAGATGGAGCAAGTACTTGGAATTGGGTTGATGTTGGTGGTGAAGAAGCTGAAGTTATATCTCATCAAAACTATTATTGTTTGGGAAGATGGGGTAATATCAATGTACGAATTAAAGTATTACCTGATTTTGACTTTTATGAATCTACAGAAGGTGTAAAAGCACATAAAGTACCAAATTTATTAGCTATGACAGTTGATTCTACAGAAGGTTCTATAACTACATATGTTACTGATTATATTTCAGATTGGAATGCAGATTCACAAAATCCTAAAATAAAAGAGGGATTAGTAAATTTACAAGCACATTGGGATGCACCATTAAATAGAATAATATCTCAATCACCACATCCAGATGCTATATTACCATATAATATGTATACTGATTCAACAAATGCATTACCAATTTCATATACTATTAGCGCTGGGTTTCCTACTAAAACAATAGACACAACAGAAGGATATGAAATACCAAAAATTGTAAGTATGACATTAACTGATGCTGAAACATATTTAACAGAAAATTATCCAACATGGTCTATAGATTCAGATTATATTACATATCATTATTCATATAATTTTAGAGAAGGATTGATAACATCACAAACACCAGATTGGAAAATAAGAACTACACCTTTATCTGGTAATTATTTAGCACTTTCTATATCACTTGGACCACCAGATAGTAAATTTCTTCCAAATTTAAGAGGTGAATATATAACTGATGCAGAAGATATATTAGCATCTTATAATTGTCAATCTCCTTCTTCACATAGAGTTTATCAATATCATCCAAATATTGCTGCTGATTATGTTATTGCTCAAACTCCTGGTCCATTACCATATAGAATATATCCATATTTGATGTCAGATATAGGTTTAGTTATATCTTCTGGTCCATCTTCTTCATATAGATATATATTACCAGTTACTATAGGACATAATATTGATACATCTGATTATATAGCAGATTTAATAAATGATGGATGGGATATAGTTGAAATACCTGTATATTCAGAAGGTGAAGATGGTTTAATAGTAGATCAAATACCTAGATTAAGTAATTATATGGGTGAATTATCAACAAATAGATTAATTGTATCAGTGTCAAGAGCAAAGTCCTTAATTATTGAACAATCTGAAAGTGGAGTTAAACTATAATGAAATTACCTGAAAATCCAAATATTGATTGGTTAAAGAAATTCATGTCTGAACTTAATATAAATTCAGATAGAGTAATAAGAGATATGTGTTATAAAGAATTTTTTAATGCATACCCAGATTATATAGAATTAGCAAAAAAAATAATTGAAGAATCTAATGGTTCAAAGAGTATATATGCGTTTAATATGTATAAATGTGGAGTAGTTGATATAGAATGGTTAAAAAATATAATAAATATTGATACAGATACAAAAGAAAACAATATGTTATATATTCTGAATAAGATTAAAGATAAAGACGAAGATTTACATACTAAATATGAAGAAATATCAAAAACTAAGACAGAAAAACAACTAAATATGATAATGATTGAAAAACTTGGAGGTGTATAACATGAATATACTAGATAAAACTCAAAAACCTGATAATTTTGATACAATTCCTAATCCATTATATGCATCTTGGATATATCATTGGTTAAAATTTAAAGGTGCAGATGTTTCACAAGTTACTCCAAAATGGTGTTATAAAGAATTTATAGAATATTACCCTGAATATTTTAAAGATTTTCTAGAAATAGCAGATAAAACAGAAAATATTCAACCTGATTTAGATAAGCAATTAATAAAAGGTGGTTTTTTAGATATATTAGGAGATATAGATTTTGAATAATATAGTAAAGATGAGAAGTGAATCAGATATAGAAGCATTAAATAATATGTGTCAATACCTTACTTCAAAAGGTGTCAAAACAATGGCATTAATTGGTGTATATACTGGAGAAGATGCTGAAATATATTCTAAATATTTTGATAAAGTATATTGTGTAGATTCATGGATGAGTGGATATGATGATTCAGATCCTGCTTCTTTATCTGATATGAATCTTGTAGAACAATTATTTGATCAAAAATGTGAAAAATACCAAAATCTTATTAAATTAAAGATGGATTCTCAACATGCATTTTACTATTTCAGAGATAATTATATAGATATTCATTTTTCATATATAGATGCTAATCATCTTTATGAATATACTAAGAAAGATATATTAATGTATTATATGATATCAACCTTATTTCTAGGTTTTCATGATTATTCTGATAAATTTCCTGGTGTAAAAAAGGCTGTAAATGAAGTTTTTAATGAAAGAGAATTAATTATTTTTCATGATACTAGTTGTATTGTTAATCTAAGAGATATTTAATATGAAAAAGGCATTAATTACTGTTAATATTGGAGAAGAATTTGAAAAATTATCTGAACTTACTACACCAAGGATGAAAAATTATTGTTTCAACAACAATTATGAGTTTATACAATTAAAAGAATTATATAATCATATACATCCTGCATTTGTACGATTGGAATGTAAACATTTATTAAATGACTTCGATTATATACTATATTGTGACACAGATGTTTCCATAAAAGAAGATATACCTGATATAATAAATTTTATAAGAACTGATTCTGATATATACGCATACAACGAGTTTAAACCGTTTCTAAGAGACGATATTGTTAGAAGGGTCAATAACTATGTATCTAAGTGTAAAAACATCATACAGGTCAATACAGGCAATATTAGAACATATTACAATTCAGGTTGTTGTTTGTATACAAAGGGATTTCTAAAATATTTTGATTTAAATATACCAGAATTTATATCAGGAACTAAAGATCAGGAAGCATTAAATATTTCAATATATAATAATACAATAAAAGCATCATCAATAAATGGATTCGGAAATCCATTTACTTTACAATCTTATGATAAAAATGAATTATTTACTCACTTTTACGGTCGTCCATATAATGGAAAATCTGAACTGATAAATATGTTTCAGAATAAAAAGGACATAAATTATATATGGAATACTAAACAAGTATTAAAAAGGAGAGAATTAAATAATGAGTGATAATTTCTATATTTACGCCCTATTAGACCCCAGAAAACCAGGTAACTTTCAATACGGGGCAATACAGTGCTATTATGAACCATTTTATGTTGGGAAAGGAAGTGGAAGAAGGTGTTATGGTCATTTTACATATAAAAATTTAATTAAAAATACACCTAAGAATAGTAAAATCAAAAAAATAATTAAAGAAACTGGTTCAAAACCACTTGTAATTAAACTATTTGAAAATCTTACTGAACAAGATGCATTTTATAAAGAAATAGAATTAATATCATTAATTGGTAGACATAATTTAGGAACTGGACCACTTACTAACTTATGTGAAGGTGGTGAAGGTTCTTCTGGATATAAACATAAAGAAGATGCTAAAATAAAAATAAGTAAAAACATCTCAGGTGAAAATAATGGAAATTATAGAAAAACCCCTTCAGAAGAAACTAGAGAAAAAATGAGACAATCTGCTTTAGGAAACAAAAATTCTTTAGGAAAATATCATTCAGAAGAAACTAGAGAAAAACAAAGACAAGCTGGTTTAGTAAGAATACATTCAGAAGAAACTAAGAAAAAAAGATCAGAATCAATGAAATTATATTGGGAAAGGAAGAAACTTATTAAACAATTTGAAAATAATTGGGTATTAGAGTGGGGAGTATAAAATAATGCACAATAATACATATATAGTAACACGTCTAAATCTAAAGATGACAGATTATAGACCACTTAATGATGAATATATAAAATATAGATTAAATTTATATAATATATCCACAAAGAGATCAATATATAATCAAACTGATAGAAACTGCACTCATATTGTATTTTCAGATGTGTCATTATCTGAAGAAATGAAAGAATATACAAAACAAATTTGTAATCAAGTTGAATTTATTGAATATGAAGGTAAAGAATGGTCAAATAAATATTTATCTGATTATCTACATAAAATAACTCCAGAAGGAGATATGATTACTACAATAAATATAGATTCTGATGATTTATTACATAAAGATTTTGTCAAAGAAGTAAATAAAAGAATAACCTCATATAAAGAAAATGACTTTCCAGTTCTAATGTTTACACAACATCATTATCTATATTCTACAAAACGAGGAATTGATATTATAAATCCAACATTTATAAATGAATCGATGTCTTTTTCTGAGATAAACAAACCATATATTACTGTTTTTAAAAGAGGACACGCAAATATGGGAGAAGAAGCTAAAACTATAATTAAAATAGAGAATACACCAATATGCATGATAGTAAATAATTCTAATTATTGTTCGAGATATTTTGAAAACTGGAGAAAACAAGAGAAGATTAATGTAAATCTTGAAGAATTATATGGAATTAATAAAAAAGAATTGGATGAATTTCTAAATAGAGATCTACCAGAACAGTTTATTAAAGAAGAAGAAACTATAAGAAATATCCGAAGAAGTAAAATAAATAGAAAAAAACCTATAATATAGTGGGAAAGGAGGAAACAAAATGACTAAACAAGAAATAGATAAACTTAAAATAGTTATATATAAAGTTCTAACGTCAGATTACGACACCGTTTCTCCACCACCTAAAAAATATATTAATAATTCAAATATAGAATTTTTATTATTTACATCTGGGAACTCAGTTGAAGGTTGGAAAACAATTAAAATACCAAATGGTGGAGTTAGACAATCTAGATATTTAAAAATTAATTCTCATCTTTTACAAGAATATACTAATTTATATTATGATTATAGTTTATATTTTGATTCTTGTTTAGAATTAAATGAAAATTTTATACATAATTTATTTTTAAATCATTCAGTTTCAAATAAATATCCTTCTATTCAAGAACATCAAGATTTTTTACTTAAACATTGTGAAAAAATGAAGTCATTAAAAAAAGAATTATCTATTCCTATTGACAAACAATTAAATAAATATAATTCTGTTAACTTTAATATAAAAAATGTAAAAACTTGGGAATGTTGTGCAATATGTAGACCAAATAATGATATTACTGAAGCAATAAATGAAGCGTGGTGGAAAGAATATTGTTTAGATGATTCATCAAGGGATCAAATAACCCTTCCATATGTAATGCACTCAAATAAAGATTTTAATATTCATAATTTAAAATTAGATGTTAGAAAACCAAATGATATATTTAGTAATTGGTGTAGACATTCAAGTAAGATGCCTCCTACAAGAACACAAATAAGAAGAAATTTACAAAATAGTACTAGTTTAATTCAACAATCTATACGTTCTAATATATTATCTGAAATAACAGATACATCTAAATTAAAAGTTGCAGTATGTACAATTTATATAGGTGAAAAAAATGAATTTTATGATATATGTACCAATTCTATTAAAGAATTTGCAAAAAGATATGGATACGATTATCATGAAATAAATGATTCTACCATATTTCCACATCCATCTTGGGAAAGATTACGATTTAAAGAACTACTAGATGGTGAATATGATGTTATTTTATATATAGATGGTGATATATTTGTAAAAGAATATGCTTTAGATCCAATAAAATATTATCCATTGGATGGTATAACAACATTAAATTCATATTCTGTATATAATTATATGAGAATGCAGCCTAATTCAAGAAAGAAATCTTATAATAAAGAATGGGAGAATGCATTTAAAGAAAAATGTCCACTTAATTTCCCAGATAAGAGAATGATTAATGCTGGTGTTATGATAATTCCTAAATGTTGTAAAGAATTTCTATCTACACCAGATAAAATATTATCAGATGGTTCATTTTTTGAACAAACATTACTTAATTGTAGAAGTTTAGACTATAAATATTATGAACTTGATAGATCCTGGAACGTTGGACATGTAAATAGAAGAGATAATATGATATTCGCTAAATCAGATAATTCTAACTTTGTTCATTTTAATACTCCACATAATATACCTAAAATTAAATTTCTTAAAATATTTCAGGACAAAACTGAGAATACTAAGCGAATGAATAATATCTATAGACACCTGTAGTTTAGGAGTATATAAATGGAAAACAATGTTAATAATAATGAAGTACATAATTTTTGTTCGATACATGAACAGACTGTAAATTTAATATCGGTAATATCAGAAGAAAATAAACGTCAAAACTTATGGTTAAACCAATTATTTACAAAGGATAGGGAAATGGAAAATCGAATTATTTTAATAGAAAGTAATATAGATAAAATAAAGAAATATGGTTTTTATGTTGGAACATTTTTTCTTGGAAGCATATTAAATTCTGAATCATTAAAAACAATAATTGAATTGATAGATAAATTCAGTAATTAATAAGGATCTCTCTTGTCTCTCTTCTCTCTGGTAGGGAGTCTTTAAATTAATAAAACTGGTTTAGAGACTTCCTATTCTATAATAGAGTAAATGACCAGGCTAAATAATAGTCTGGTCATTTAATGCGTCTATAATGCCCTATATTCAATTTGTTTCATTAAGTGGTACTCTGATACATATTTTCTAAATTGATGTCTCTGAAAGCCTTATATGATCACTTATAGAAATTACAGGACATTCAAAACTCTATTTACTTCCAAATGGGCAATTTTCTAATTCATCTTCTTCATCAATACAGATAGATGTTGTTATGATATAATAAATAATTGGAAATACTACAGAAGATACAACCAATGATAAAAATATAATATTAAACATAATTATTGTTAACTCCTCTTTAAAAAAGTTACCATATTAAATGAAACTTCGTCAAATAATTCACCATTTTTTGTTATAATACCTAAATATTTATATAAAGAATCATCTTGTTCTATAATACTAACAGAATATTCATCTTTACTAACTCTATTTAGATCATTTTTAAATATAGTTTCTTGAATTATCGATCTCATGTAGAAATTTATAAGTATTTGATCTGTTGATCTGACTACATAACTCATTTTTGTTATTTCATCTTGAACATTATCAAAATTAATACATCTTGGAACTCTATTTTTAGTATCAAATATAACATCTGTCATTTTATATCTATCTGTACCTTTTTTAAATATTACGGGCAGATTCTTAATTTCTCCATCTCTTATCTTGAAATTCATTTATGAAATCTCCTTTATATCTTCTACTTCCTCTTTGCCATCATACCAACATATATTACGATGATTTTCAAAATTATCAATACCATTAATTCTCTCTTTACATTTAGGGCATTGAATACATGGTTCTTTATGATATTGTTTATTATTTACAATCATATTTTTAATTGAAGAACCTATTATATAACCTACTATTAAGCATATTACAAATTCAATCATTTTCTCTCTCCTCAAGATTATCAAAATCAAATTCCAACTGGTTTACGTCAACATCTCTCTTAACAATCAAATCATTCCATATTTTATGATATTGTTTCTTTCTGTTTTCTATATTTTCTAGTTCTTTTTTATGTTTTTCTTCTTCATATTTCTTCTGATTCACTATATAACCCTTCTAATATAATTCTAATAAAATGTAACATAGGTATTTTCTTCTTTTTTGAGTCTTTCTTTAATTTTTCGTATAAATCTGTTGAAAGTCTGAAAAATATTGTTTTTTCATAAGCCTTATCTGTAAATGGTGGACGCCCAATTTTTGTTGTCATATTTCTCTCCTTATTAAAATGTTTATTATTTTGTCCTTATTATAGAAAAAGAAAATCAGACTAAACATAATTGTCTAGCCTGATTAACAAAGAAATCTAAAAGAAGTAATTTATGATATGACTTATTTCATATCAAAGTTTAATCCTATTCTGTAATTTATATGATAATTTTATATACTACTTTAAATTTTTAATGACTATTTGAGACGATTGTTCTTTCTCAATTGGTTTTAATGTATGAAAATCAATTCCGAACTTGAGTTCAAATTTCTTTTTCATTTCTTCATAATCTTTTTCGTCGGTCTCTTTCATATCTTATCTCCTTAGTTATTGGTATTAATATTTTTTTGTCCTATATATCAATCATTGATCCTATTATTCTGTAATTGATCTTTGAATATAAATATATCAGATTTCAATAAATCATCAAACATATACAAATATAATATATCTGTTGTTAATATCATTCTTAATTTATAATCTATTTCACATCCTGCTAATAAATTCTTCATTAAATGGTTCGTAATCATAATCGTTGGCTTATAATTAGATTTAATAATTAATAATGGATTTTTCTTCTCTTCCCTACAAATATAATATAAATCAGATAACCACTTCATTATATTACCATTTTCTTCGATTATATTCCATAAATCAATATATTTATATGACTTACATTCAATTGAGAACAAATCAGTAAATAATTCAGATTCAGATGAAGTAGATTGAATATCAGATGATTGACCAGATGTTTTAATTCCTTGTTTATTTCTAGAAGTCCAACGACCACCTGAATTTTGAGATCTCCAGAATAAATCATCTTTCTCTCCATTAGACCACCATAAAGATAATTGTTTAGATATATATCGTTCAAATGAATTACCTTTGGATTTAGAGTTCATATAATTGTTCCTGATTAATTTTATATGTAAATTTTTTATTTGTCTTAGAGATATAACCTAAATCGATAAGTTGTTTAATTAATTTATTAAAATTCGATGTATCTACTCCATTTCCAAAATCAGAACTTCTAAAATATATTATATTATTATTTTTTTCTATGGATTTTAAAATCATTTTTATAAACAATAGTTTTAACATTGGCTTATTATCAAAATCTGCTATAAAAAATATATTATTAATTATATTCATATTATTTGTGTTATCCGTAGTAGATTTTTTTTCAATTTCTTTAATTTTCAAAAATTCTTTATATTGATCTGGATATATTTTCTTTAATTTTGATAATAATTTATCTTTAAATACATCAATACACTTCAATGTTTTCTTATTTAATATAAATACTTTTTCTGTTTTTGTTATATTTGCTAATATATCAATATTAGGAAATTTATCATAATCTATATTATAAGTTAATTCATTATTAATTCTTATATTATCATATAAATCTATTAATTTACCTATTTCTTCATAAAATGATTTAGGAGAAAATTTCACAGTTATAGTATTTTTTATATCATTTTCATATTTATCTTTAATTAGATCGATATATTCTTTAACTTTATTAATATATATATTAAATATATCTTCGTCTATTTCTTTAATTCTCTTCATAAGCTGAGATAACACATTCTTATCATTTGTATAATCACCAGATATAAATGGGAATATTTTATTATATTGATCAGAATATATATTTTTAATTACTGGGAAAGTAGATTCTTTTGATATCATTTTAAAATCTTTGTTTAAAAGAGAATCAAAATAAAAATTAAGTTGTTTTTCGTCTTCGCTTGAGAATTTATGCATTTTTTAATCTCCTATTATCTTTGTTTCATTCTCCTAGTTTAAAAACTGGTTGTGACCCCAAATGGCCATAAGAAGTCACAACCTAACAAAATAGGAGATGAATCATAATTGATTCTTTATTTTATCCTTATTAATTAAAAAAACTATTTTTGATGTTTAAAACATATGTTTGAATTAAAATTCTATTTATTGAAAATGATAATAATATGAAATATATATAAAAAAAGTTGGTAATATATACCATAAAAAACTGGTTCTCAGTACTAGCACATACATACAATATAAACCTCATTAACATTCGGTAAAAATACAAAGAAATAAAAAACAGATTCATAAATATATTCTATATATAAAAAGGAATAATTTCTTAATCAGATTACTAATATAACTTTTCAAAATATAATATTATAAATCTCAAAAAACCGTAATATGTACATTTGATTATTTCTTCTGTAATTTATTTCATGAGAGTTTGGTTGATAATCAGAAATCCTGTGGAATTACAAACATATTTCATGATAATAAAATTGGAATCAGATTATTAATTAAATCACTATTATACTATGTTGATTAATTCTTATTATATGTAGTGATACCCTGGGAGATGTTTATTCCTGTCTTTCGGTCGCTCAACCGCTCCCTACCAGACAGAAAACATCTTTGCCCCAGGGATTGAGATTATTTGATTGAGTATCATTTTAATAATACAAATATACAACCATTACATGTAATAATATTTTATCGGGATCAGAACTACATTTGTCATCCTCATAAAATATACAAGTACCTACAATCGTTTATAAGACTTTGTTTCATATTACCTTATCATTACTGCCTAAACATGAAATAATTGATTCTGTGGCATTCTAGACAGGTTAAAAACGATTTATATGTTATTGTTTCATATATTTTCTGTATGGTTTTAAATTCTTAACTCTTCCAAGTAGTAATTTAATACGAAATGCCCGTGTGGTTATACCATAATATAATATTAATAATATCTGATCAAATTTAATATATTTTATAAAAAACACCAAATTAAATCATCAGGACAAAACATAGATTAAAATATTCAAGATTTTTGTATTCTTGATTACACTCCTACATTCTCGGGCCTCATTTGACATAATGGGGTCCACCTTTTTTTTGTTTATATAATTAGTTATTCAAACATTTGTTTTAAACACAGAAAACGATCATGAAAAAACATAAGGACAAAATAAGTGATACATATATAATTAGTATCGGAGAGTAATATTTTTTAATCAAATGTTGGAGAATGTAAAATGAATACAAACACAATGAAAGGAACACAGTTATCAAAATTTAATCTTAACACAGACATTATTGTAAAGAGAGAGACTACAATAAATAGAAATCCAGACACATATTTATGGATGAAATCACAGTATCACAGAATAAAAAGATCTATAATTAAATATGAATTAGATGATAATCAAATTTGGCCTGGATTTTCTATCCAAAGTGAAAATGATTATAAACAAATAGGTGTATTTCATAATGGTAAAGAAAGAAATATTCTTGAACATCGCGCAAACTGGATCTTAAATGTGTGCGATATAGATAGATATGATGTAATTCACCATATTAATGGTATACAAACTGATAATAATATAGAAAATCTTGCTTTATTAACATTAGATGAACACAGAAGATATCACAATATAAATAAAGGTGACGATGTAAATTATCTTACACTTCTGGAATTCTATGAAGATAATGAATATACAGATGAAGAAATAAGATTTTATATGCCATTATATAATTTACTGGAGATTGAAGAAATAGATGAATAATATTATAAATAACTGGGTATCACTAAACTGGTACCCAGTTTTTTCTATAAACTTAATTGTAATACAAACTGGTTTGTGACGCGAACTGATAATAATAATATTAAAAGGTATAATAATATGAAACATAGTTTAATAACAAATGATCCAAATAAAATGAAAGCTTGGGTTTCATTTGATAAAATACCTACACCACCAGGTTTTGATCAATTATCACAACAACAAAAAGAAGCTTATATTATAACATATGTATCAGATTTACAAATTCATGATCTTATTTTGTTAATAACTAATCCGAAAAGAAGAAAATTTGTATATTTGGCTTCTGATCCACAAAATGCAGATAAATCCTATAAAGATCTATGGTTAATGGCTGGATATAAAAATTTAAATCAATATTATGCTGCTGAAACATGCATTATAACCCAAGTTGCAATTAAAAGATTAAAACAAAATAAAATACAAGAAAATATAAGATCTGGATCAAAAATCCTTGAACCAGATGATTTACTACATATATTATCTGGAATTATTATAAATGCAAATGCTACTCTTGGAAATGGTAAGAAATTTCCTATGAAAAATCCTAATATTTACATAAAATCAATAGAACTTCTTATGAAGGCACATAATATGCTAAACAATACATTAAAAATAGATGGAGATATAAAGTTAGAGATTAAATTACCTGAAAATGATATAATAGATGTTACTCCTATACCATTAATAAATATTCATTCTGAAAATGAAGATATAAATAATGATAATTGATTTATCACTCTACGAAAAAACTATACAACCAAGTTATAGACCATTATTATTTAATAAATCACGTATTTTATTACTTTGTGGTGGTGCTGGATCTGGCAAATCATACTTTGCAGCACAAAAAATGGTTTATCGTTCATTATCAGAACCTAATTCATTCAATATAGTTATAAGAAAGACTTCTAAATCACATAGAATATCAACATTCCCACTTATTCTGAAGATTATAGATAATTTAGGTTTCACAAGTTTCACAAGAGTTAATAAAACTGACTTAACTATAGAATTTCTTCATCCATTTAATTCTAAAATAGTATTCATAGGATGCGACGACAATGAAAAACTAAAATCATTGATAGATCCAACATCTATTTTTATTGAAGAAGCTACAGAATTAACTTTAAACGATTTTAACCAAATTAATACTCGATTAAGAGGAAATAATAGTAGATATCTGCAAATAATTTTATCTACAAATCCTGTTGGTGGTACCTCTCATTGGATATATAAGATGTTTTATTCTAAGAAACATCCTCAAGCATCTGTTTTTAAATCTACTGTTTTGAATAATCAATATATTGATAAAGAATATCTTAAAACATTACAAATACAAGCAGAACAAAATCCGGATTATGGTAAAATATATTTAGAAGGTGATTGGACTAATCCAGAAGGTCAAGTATTTACAAACTATAAAACAATATCTATTAATCAGTTTCCTAAGCGGTTTGATTGGATATGTTATTCAATTGACTGGGGTTACAATGATCCAACAGCTATAGTTAAGGTTTGTTATCATGATAAAAATCTATATATTAAAGAAGAATTATATCAGACTCATTTAACAACTGATGAAATAATAGATATTTTAAAAAATGATATAAAACCAAATAGAATTCATGAAGAAATAGTTTGTGATTCTGCTGAACCAGATAGAATTAAAGCACTAAATAATGCAGGGTTTAATGCTTTTGGTGCTAATAAAGGACCAAATTCCATAATTAGAGGTATAGATATACTAAAATCTCATAATTTGTATATAGATGAAGATTCTCAAAATATTATAAATGAATTATCTTGTTATATTTGGAAGAAAGATGCAAATAATAAAATAATTGAATCACCATCAGATGTATTTAATCATGCAATTGATGCAATTCGATACGTAGCTCTTCATAAATTAAACAATGAAATTGATAAAAATATACCTATACTTGTTACTAATATTGATGTTAAACCAATATAATAATCAGGACAAAATATTAAACTTAAGGAATTTTTTAATATGAAAACAACTACTAAAACACCAGTTAAGAAAGCTACTACTATAAAACATTATATTACTGAAAGAGCATCAGGATGGATTCGACCATTCGGTGGTACATCTGCTAGTTCTAAACAAATTGAAGAATCTTATCTTGGTAAAAAGAAGTATGGAACAAGTTTTGTACAATCCATAATAGATATAAGATCATCTTTTATTTCTGGTGAAGGACTTATTATAAAAGAAAAACAAGGAATTAAAGCTGAAAAAGAATTAGAATACATAAATAAAGTTATAAATTATAACCAAATTAATGAAATGTTATCTCAATTAACAGTATTAACAGAAATAGAAGGTAAATTATTGGGTGTAATTGAACAAGTAAATATAGATAATCTATATAATATAAAAATATTTCCATTTAATATGTATGCTTATAAAGCAGTTCAAGATGAAGACGATCCACAAATTATAAAAGAGATAACTTATACAGGTATTAATGGAAAACAACAAATTATTAAATATGGAGAATTTACATTTAGAAATTTTGGAAGTTCTTTATGGTATAAACCAAATGATACTAATCCAAGAATTGCATCTGTTATGGAATATATTGAAAATCTAGATAGAGCATCTCAAGATTTAAGAGAAGTTAATCATTTATTTGCTAGTCCAACACCATATTTTAAATGTGCTAGTCAAACAGAAGTACAATCACTATCTAATGCAATTAAAGACATGAAATGGACTATAGGTAAGATATTAGTAACTACAGCTGATTATTCACTTGTAGAGACAAATAACAACGCTGTAAAATCAATTATTGATGAAATGGTTTCACTTTCTGAAAGAATATCTGGTTCAACAGGTGTACCAATTTATTTCTTGGGTATGTCTAGGTTATTAAATAATCGTGCAACGGCATTAGCTATGCTTGAACAATTGGAAAATTCAATTAAAAAAGAGAGAAATATATTAATATCCTGGTTTAATGAATTATTTTTTAATATATTAACTAAATCAAATACAGATTATGGAACAAATTATAATATAAATTCTATAGAATGTGATATAATTAGACCAGCAATATTAGATGTAGATCAACAAGTATTAGCAAAATTAATTGATTTGTATGATATAAAAGCTATTAGTCTTAAAACACTATTAAATTATGTTCCAGAAGTAGAAAATCCTGATGAAGAAATATCTCTTATATCTGAAAATAATGGAGTAATTAATAATGAATAACTCTTTCTATATAGAATTGTTTAAAAGAACAGATAAATTATCTCAAGATGAAATGGAAGAACTCATAGATAGTAAATTATTTAATAAAATACTTATAACAGATATACATCCAGAATTCAGAGCATATACTATTGCTCATGAAGGAATTGCTAAAGGAAGTAATGAATTTAATAGAGAAATAGTGTTAAAATATGTAAAATCAATTATAAGAAAGATATATCAGACATTACAAACAGATATACCAGCTTATTTTAGACATTATACAGAAGCTGATAAATATACAAGAGAAGAAATAGGTACAATTGTTGGTAAAACTATTATAGATAATGATGGTATACTTGAAACAATAGCAATAATCTATATTAAACCTGGTTGGAGAGATAAAGAATTAGATGTAGCCAGTTTAGAAGGTATAATAGAAATAGTTGATGATACTGTAGTTAATGTAAAAGAGATAGAAGCTATAGCATTATCAAATAAAAATATAGATTCACCTGGATTTCCAAATGCAAAGTTAATCCAGCAGCTTAATTATTTTGTTACTGAGAAGATAAATCATATTAAACCAGAGGAGATAAAAAATATGAGACTTGATGATGTAATCGAATTTGTAAAAGCAAATGCAGTTCAACCTAATCAATTGTTTGATATAGAACAGATAATTGGTGATAAAGACGTTGATGCACGTATTAAGAGAGAATTACAAACTAAACATGAACATATTAGACGTGTTGAAGAAAAATTAAAGACAGTTGAAGAAGAAAGAAAGAAAGAATATGAATCGTTAAATGAACAAATGAAGACATATCAGCATAAAATATGGGGAATTCGTGGTGAAGAACATGTCAAAACTAAATTAGATTCTATTCAAGAACCAGATGAACTTAAATCTATAATTAAAAATAAGATTATGAAGAAGATTAATCCAGAAATATCTAAATATGAAACAGAAGAAGATCTTTGTAAACATATTGATGTTTTATATACTGAAGAGTATGATGAAATATCTAAATTAAAGAGTATATTTGCTCCTAATCCTGTTGAAAAGAAAGAAATATCAAATAATATAATTGAAATACCAAGAAAATACCCTAAACCAGTAGAAAAATCAAATGAACAGGCAATTAAAGATCCTAAAGATGCAATAGAAGCAGCAGTAAATGAGTTATTATCTATATAATAGGAGTTATGTACATGTTTAAAAAAGATGATGATAAAATAGTAACACCGAGTTATGCTGTAAATAATAGCATGGGTTCTTTTGTTATGGGATTTAACAAAAAAAATGATAAAGTTATTAACTCTGAAATAATAAAAGGTAAACCTGGTAGAAAGAAATTAATACAAGATGAAGAATAGTGTTAATTATATCATATTAACACAAGGATAAAATAAAGAATCGTATTAAGAACACATTCATTTACTAATCTAATAAATGATTAGAGTTTAAATTACTATGAAAATAGAGAAAGTGATGTTTATTTTAAATGTTAAATTAATCTGGAGATTAAAACATGTTAGATAATTTTGAATTGAATACTAATATAGTAAAACTCCGCGATAATATCTGGTGTGCAATGACTGTAACATGTGATGCAGCTTATTCAGCTGGTGATTTTGTTCAGCCTTATTCTACAGCAGGTATTGCTGGGGTATTGACTGAAGATGTTATTCAAGGTGGAAGTACTACAATCGTTTACAAAGCTAATAAAATTGTTGTACCTTGTGCTCTTGATGCAGATTCTGAAGCAGGAACTCCTATTGCTATAGATTCTGTTAATTTGTGTGTTGTAAATGTAACTTCTGATGATGCATTAGCTGGATGCGGTGTTCTTACAAAAGACGCAACCACATATGACACAGAATGTGAAATTGATCTTATTGGATTCTTACTTCCAATTAGTATCTTAACATAATAAAGGAGTAAATAGATATGAAATATAACCTTATAAATTGGGATAAAGCAGATCTGTCTACTATTGAAGGAACAAGTGCAGTTAAAAGAGCACTTGAAATCAAACTTGCTGATAAATTTAATAAAAGTCGTGAATCTCATATTAATTACTTTACTATGAGAACAGATTTTCCAGCTGATGGTTATCCAAGTCTTGAACAAGTCCGTCAAGATGTAAGTTTGGATCTTGGTTGGCAACTTGCATTCAAAGTAATTGACTTTACCAATACCAACGGTGCTGGTGGAGAAACAGGTTTTGATGTTGCAGTTGCTGGTTCTGGTCTTGTTCTTGCAGCAGTTCCTGATGGTCAAAAAGCACAAGTTTATCAAGCTCAAGGTGATTCAGTTAGAGTTCCATTTGTCAGATTCGGTGGAGCGTTGCTGTATATAAATAGTTTGATAGAAGATGGTCGTTGGTGGGACATGGAAGATAATCTTGTTGAAGCACAAAATGCTTATAATAATTCAATTGCTTCCACTCATTATGACCTTATTGATGCAATGGGTGCTGGAATAAATGTAGCATGGCAGAATCCTACTCCTGCTGCTCTTGCTAATACAGATCCTAACTATGTTATTTCTCGTGATACCAATACAATTAATGAAGCAATTATAGAAATAATTGAAGCTGCTGGTGGATGGCAGGGAATTAATTCTGCAACTCAGTTCGGAATTATAGCTCCAATTCGTCTTGCATCTAGATTAAGTGCTGCAATTGCTGCTGATAAATTTGGTGTCAAAAATGTTGGATTTAATGTTTCGATTGCTTCTACAAGTTATTTAGCAAATAATGACGTATATTATGTAGTTCCTGTGCAGAAAGCTGGTAGAACTGGTATGCGTAAAGCACTTGAAATTAAGTTTGACGAGAATATCCTCGAAGCCGCAACGACAATGGCTGTTTGGGGCCGTTGGGGTTCAGCAATCCTTTCAGACAATGTAATAAGACGCTGCGCAACAGCATAATGAACCATAGATAATAGTTAGTAATAACTATAAAATAATAGATTTGGCTTATTCTTAGATGAATAGGCCATTTCTTTTTTAATTATAACCCTAAAATAATAAGAGGACAAAATAATGAACTATTTACCGCATTATATGCAAGGTTTGTATGGAATTGCTCAGTTTGCATTCAGAATTAACTTTGCTTCTGAACAGGTATTTAATAAAAGAAAGAACATATGTACTAAATGTGACCATATAAAGAACTTTAATGAAGATTTTAAACATACAAAATGCGGTTTGTGTGGTTGCAATTTGCTTAAAAAACTTAGTTTAAACAATCAACAATGCCCTAGGAAATTCTGGCTTAAAGAATATAGGAGTAAAAACTAATGATAACACTTCCTTCTTACATAAATATTGAAGATTTTGAAGATTTCTTGGAATTATTATTCCCACCTCATAATATTACAGCTGGAACACCAGAAGAAACAGAATCATTAAGAAATAATCTGTTATATACATCATATTATCAGTTATATTTAGCATTTGATATAGATTCTGCACCAAGAAATAGTGCAATTGCTGCTGTACATCACCATGCAATTCACATCTGGAGAACAAGTGGATCAAGACTTGACAGATTAGATTTAATTTCTCAAACAGTCTCTGAGGCTGGTGTATATCAAGAGAAATATAGAGAAGGTATGTTACCATTCGATCCGATAATTAATAGCCTCCTTGGGCCTTACACACGCACTGTAGCGTTTCGTAGTGAACAATTAACAAGAGAAATGAATGATGTATATTATTATGATAATGTTCTGCTTGGAGATTAATAAATTATGATTATTATTAAAAATATAGAAAGAGAAATAATAATAAATAATAAAAAATTCAGAATTATTGCTAAATCAGAAGAAGAAATTGATTATAGAATATCATTATTAGAGGAATCTTTGAATTTTGAACCGATAATTGATGAACAAATAGAGGAATAACCTATTATGGCTGTTGTAATATCTAATGGAAACACAACTTTAAACACTGCTAGTGGTTTTTATAGAGTAGAATCCTATAATTTAGGTACGGGTAGTTCTACAAATTTAGCATTAACTACTACTAGATATCAAAATATAACATTTGCTAATGCAGGAAATTGTTTAGGAATAGTACTAGATTTAACAACAGTATCGATGTCAACTAGAGAAGTAATATGTAGTTTAGAAGAATATCAATCTGTTACATCATTTGATACTGGAACAGAAAAAGTTAATAAAGTTGCACATGGTTTATTAGATAATGATATAGTAAGTTTTACTACTACTGGTGTATTGCCAACAGGTATAACTGCTGGTACACAATATTATGTAAGAAATAAAACAGCAAATGATTTTCAATTAAGTTCTACACCTTCAGGTTCAATAATTGCTTTATCGGGTACACCTTCTGGTACTTGGTCTGTTGGTGTACAAAGATCTACTAAAACAATGACTACTTCTGAAATTGCTGGTGAAGGTATGTCAGGAACTTATAAATATAGAGGTGGTTATTTTACTCCAATTACATTTACTTCTTCTTATGCAGTTGATACAACTGCTAGTAAATGGAGATTTAGAATTACCCATGGAACAGGTACAGGTACATGGAATTTACGTACTTCTGATGCTACAAATCCATTCTATGCTACTTGGTGTGATAATGCAGTTTCTTTTAATAATGATGATACATTAATAGTAAAAGATAAAGTAATTATAGATAAAACTTGTTCTATGGCCTCTGTTTTAGGTACAGGTGATACTGTTTATGGTATTGCATGTATTATATGTTCTAATGTTGCAAATCCTGGAATAGATGATGTTGCTTTATTAGAATGGGAAAATCCACCAGTTTCTTCATATGAATTAACAATTAAAGGTCTTGTTGTATTTGAATCATTTTCAGGTATAAGAATTGGTACTGAAGATGCAAGAATACCTATAGCACAAAAAGCAATATTATCATTTGGTTTACCTAATGTTGGAACAACTACAGCTAGATTTGCTTCTGCATCTTATGCTTCTGGATCCTATGATTTTGGTGTATTAAAATCATTATTCTTTTATGGAGAGATCCCAACTTATCAAAAAACAAGTTTAGTTTCAAATGCAGTAATAGGTCAAGCACATCTTTTAACTACAAATAATGTTGACTGGGTAAATGGTGATTCAGTTGTAATTGGTAAACAAAATATTCAAGGTCAAGGTGTTATAACTATTCATACAGTTAGTTCTGTTGCTGGAAATGATATAACTTTAACAAGTAATTTAGCAACTAATGATAGACTTGCTGGTGCAACAGTTATTAAATTAGATTGTCATGGAATTAAATTAAGAAATACATCAACTTACTCTACAAATACATTCTATAGTTGTGCAAATTTAATAGTTGATGGGGTTGACATAAATAATATATCTTTTTCTGCATCTGCAAGTTCATATTATTATTATCTTGCTTATTTACAAACACAATATTATGAACAAATTAGATTTCAGGATATATGTGCATGGTCTACTTCAAACTCTAATTATTATCTTACTTATTTAACTATTCCACCAAAAGGAGTTTTAATTAACAGAGTATATACTCATAGAGTTATTCCAGCTTATAATCCATTAGCTTATTATGCTTTAGGTCATATTTCAGGTAGATTTGAAATTAAAAATGGAAATTATTTATCATTATATAGTGGACCAGCGATATCTGCAACAAATACTAGAATAACATGGGAAAATAATACTTATGAAAATGGTATAGCAGCTATAGCAGCACATGTAAATTTATCAGGTGTAAATCATATATGTAAAAATAATTCATTTTTTGGAATTGCTACACCACTTACAAGTTTTGGAACTATGTCAATAAATTCATGTGTTTCTCCAACAGAAATAAGTGGAAATAAATTTGATAATTGTTTATGTGCTATTGCAGTAGGTCCATTAAGTGTTAATGCTATAGATGAAAATTGTATATTTGGTTCAGAAGTAGCAAATACTGTAGATATTGGTTGGGCTATTTCAGGTACTTTACCTAATTATACTTTTAAAAATCCAACAGGAAGTTTAGTATTTGATGAAACAGAATTAACTAGTATGTTACCTGGAGGATGTTTAAAGTTTACAGATTATAACGGAGCATTTACAGATGATAAAGTTATTTATAATTTTGGTAAAATACAAAGAACTAATTCTTCTTTAACTGATACAACAGTTAGAACAGCAGGTGGAAGTGCTTTAAGATTCGAACCATTAACATCTACAGATGAATTTGTGTTTTCTTTTGATGTTCCAACAGGTAATATTCAAAATAAAGTAATGACTATTGCTATTTGGTGTAAAATAGCTAGTTCTGATTATTATAGTGGAGCAGTTTATACATTACCTAAGTTATCAATTAGTTATGACGATGGATCAGTAGCATATTCACAAGCAACAAATACTACTGATTGGCAATTTATTTCAGTAAATATATCTCCAATTACTACAACTGGTAAAATAATTGTTTCATTATCTGGAACTACTGATGCTGTATCACCTAATAATTATTTTTATTGGGACGATATTTCAGTATTATACCCTGCTGGATATATTTTAAATCTTGGTGGAATGGACATTTGGGACAACGCATTACCTGTTTTACCACCTATTTCAACATTATTTTCTGCATCTGATGTATGGACAGTTGATACTTCATCATTTACTGCTCCTGGAACAACCGGAAAAACTTTAGTAGATATACCAACAGCAGCAGAAATTGCAGCAGAGATATTGGATATTCCAGCTAATAAACTGGTAACTAATGTAGATGGTAAAGTTAATGTATTAAATAATGATGATAAAACTGGATATGAAATTAATGGTACTAAAAACACATTAGATGATTTAAATGATGCACCAGCATTAATACAAAGATCAGAACCACCAACAGTTGGTCAAATAAGAATAGAATTAGAAGGTGCAACTACTAAGATTAGTAATATAAATAACTTAGTAACTCTTAATTTAGATGGTAAAATATCTGAAATTTCTTTAGGTCCTATTGATGTACCAACATTAGAAGAAATTTGGAATTATGAAGAGAGAACATTAACTTCTGGAGGATTTCCAAGCATGACACAAGCATTAGTATTAGATAGACCATCTACTATAACAGTAGTGGATAGAATGAATAGAAATATAGTATCTGCAATGTCTCATTATATGACAGATCTATTTGCAATATATAAATTTACAGATTATAATACAAGAAATCAACCTTTATTTGAAGAATATAACGATGTTCCTTGCAGATTTGTATCTGAAACATCAAAAGTTATGGATCTTGATGGTAATATGGTAGTTTCTACATCCAAAATATATGCAAGTTTGAATATTTTAGTTGAATTACCACAAGATTATATAGTTTATAACAATGTAAAATACAATCCTATACATATAGATGTAAAACGTGATGTAATTGATGCACACCAAGAAATATATTTGAGGTAATGATATGATTAGAGTAAATGTTAGAAGTAATATATCTCAAGGAATAGAGAGATTAAAGAAAGAAATGCTAATAAAAGAGAGAATTGGTGTTACGAATGTTTTAAATGATATAATAGATGATGTAGATAATGTTGAACCAAAAATACCTGTAAAAACCGGTAAATTAAAAGATTCAGTTAAAACAAATATAGATCAGAATAATAATGGAACTGTTCAATGGGAAGCACCATATTCAGTAGCAGTTCATGAAGCGGTTGGTGAAATTGATTGGTCAAGAGATGGATCAGGTCCACAATTTGTTAGATCAAAGATTACGAATCAGAAACTAAGAGAAGAATGGGGAAAAAGATTAGCAGAAGATATGAAGTTATAGGAGCTATTTAAATGACCCACAATCAATTTTATATTTACGCCCTATTAGACCCCAGAAAACCTGGTAACTTTCAATATGGGTCAATACAGTGCGATTATGAACCATTCTATGTTGGTAAAGGTCATGGTAGTAGATGTTATGATCATTTTATGTCATGTAACCTGAATGATAAATTAAAAAAATCTAATAAAATTAAGAAAATAATTAAAGAAACTGGTTCAAAACCAATAATTATAAAATTATTTGAAAATCTATATGAAGAACAAGCTTTAGAGACAGAAATATTTTTGATTAGACAGATAGGTAGAGACGATATGAATCTTGGACCATTAACTAATTTAACAGATGGTGGTGATGGAACTAGTGGTTATACTCATAATGATGAAGCTAAGAAAAAAATGTCAAAAAGTCATACAGGATTGAGAAGATCAGAAGAAACTAAATTAAAAATAAGTATAAATAATGCTAGACCTATGAAAGGTAAACCAGCTCCTAATTTAGGTAAACATCATCCACAAGAAGTTATAGAAAAAATAAGACAATCCAAATTAGGGAAACCTTGTCCAAACGAAGTAAAAGAAAAACTAAGAATTGCTAATTTAGGAAAGAAACAATATGAAGAAACTATTCAAAAGAGAATAAATTCAAGAAAAAATAGTAAAGAAATAAGACAATTAATATCTGAATTTTTTATAACTATGGCTATTTTTCAGCCAGATAAATTAAAGGAGTACATATAATGCTAGAATCATTTGGAACATGGATTATTAATCCATGTGATAATTTAGATGAACCATATCTAATTAGAGGTGATAATTATTTTATAGGATATTGCCCGGACAAAACTTTTCGATATGAAGTTATTGATTCAACTACTTCTATTCTGAATATAAAAACAGTTTTATTACAAAATGTAGCTCCTGAACAGAATTATTACCTTAATACTCATGCTGTTTGGAATTTTCAACTAAGATTTATAGGCGAAGAATATTTTGAAGTTAGAGATTATGCAAAAACAATATATAATTCATTCTATAATATAAAAGGTGCATTAGTTCCTGATGTAGAAGATGAAAATTATGAATATTTAATAGCAGGTATACAAGCAGATCCTCCATTCTTTGTTGCAAGAGATGAAAAAGCCAATTTTGTATTTGTAATTAATATAACATTCCTTGCTCATAGACGATTAATATCTGTAAATCCATGGCCAGAAGGCTATATACCAATATATACAATAGAAGAAATTCAATTAATAGGTAATAATATTGGATATCCATCTAATGGTAATTATTGGTTAATGAATGATATTGATGCATCTGATACTTATAATTGGAATAATGGTGATGGTTTTGAACCAATTGGTAGATTAGGTCTTGAATTTTCTGGTATTTTCCAAGGAAATGGTTATATTGTATATAATATATATATTAATAGACCAACTTATTTACCATGTGCATTATTTAGAATATGTTTAGGAGCTACTATAGAAAATATACAAGTAAATGGATATGTTATTGGAGATGAAGCAGTTGCTTTACTTATTGGTGTTGCAGCAGGTAGAACAAGAGTATTAAATTGTGCATCAATGGGTGAAGTGTATGGAAATACTGCTGTTGGTGGATTAGTTGGTAGTATACCAAATGATTTTGCAAATGCATTTGTATGTAATTCATGGAGTGGAGCAGATATTGAATGTTATGTAAATAATGGTGGTGGATTAATCGGTTTTTGTGCTGGTGAAGTTGAAAATTCATTTTCATATGGTGGAGTAGCTGGTTCAGGAACCAATTTAGGTGGTTTAGTAGGTTCAACCGGTAGTTATTATGTTGACACAAATAATTATTGGGATACAGATACATCATATCAAAATAATTCAGATATGGGAACAGGTAAAACAACATATGAATTATCATTCCAAAATACATTTGTAGATTGGGACTTCACAAATATATGGTCATTACATCCGTTATATTCTTATCCAAGATTAACTGGAATAGGTACTCATCCAACATTCTATCCAATAACTAAAGGTAGTGAATTAAATAAGTTAAATGCGTTTCAGTCATTAGGAGATCAGATATTTTGGGGAGTAAATAAGAATTATGTTCTTAGAAATGATGTAGATTTAAGTGATATAGATGATTTTACACCAATTGGATTTGTTTCAGACACATTAGGTCCAGAAATAGTAACAGAATCGTATAAATATATATTTGATGGTTCTGGTTATAAAGTTGATAATTTATCATTTGATAGACAAACATTTCAAACAGGATTAGGTGTTGGATTATTTGGTGTTTTATATGATGGAAAAGTATTTGATTTAGCTGTTGAAAATATAAATATTATAGGTTTAGCTGGTGTAGGTGGTCTAGTTGGTGGAGTAATTGGTGAAACATATGTATCAAATTGTTATACAACTGGTTCAGTATCTTCTTTATCAAGTGGTACAGTAGGTGGTTTAATAGGTTCTAATCCATCTGGTGGAGAATTAGCTCAAACAAGTAATTCATATTCAGAATGTATTGTATCTGCTAATGAAGATTGCGGTGGATTAATTGGATATTCAGTTGGTTATACTTTAAATTGTTATTCTATTGGATTAATTGAAGATTTGTCTGGTAGTGATTTAAATATAAATGGTTTTATCGGTTCAGTAGATTCTGGAAGTGTTCAATCAAATTGTTATTGGGATACTCAAACTTCTGGTAGATTAACTTCTGCTGGTGATGAAATTGGTTTAACAACTATAGAAATGAAACAAGAAAATTCATTTAATAACTGGGATTTTACATATTCATGGTCTATAACAGAGAATGAAACATATCCAAAACTAAGAGTATTCGAGTAGGAGATAATATATGAGAGGGATTTATACTAGAAATGTAGTTAATATGGAAAATATAAGAAAAAAACCAACACATAATAATACAATAAAGAATAATAATATTAGAAATAATAGTATCAGAAATAGAAATAGAAATAAAATAGTAGATAATTCTCCAATTAAAATAAAGTTAGATGTATTAATTTGTACCCCAGATGAAAATACTGATAGATTTAAGAAATGTTTATCTACATTTAAAGAAACAACGAAAGGTATAGATTATAATTTAATTATTAGAAATAATCATTGGTTTAAAGACTTTAAAAATACAGTAGAATTTAATAAAGCATTAGACGAATGTAACGATTGGTTATTAGTTCTGGATGATGATGTATATTTTGAGAATAATAATTGGCTACAAACCATGATTAATGCTACAACTATAGATAATGTTCATGTTATAGGTACAAATATATGGTATAGTGATAAGATAGAGAGTGGATCTGGTGCAGTAATAGATTATGATTGTAATACTAAATTCATTAAAGGTGATAATAATATACGAAAAGTATCAAGTATAGGCACATGTACAGCTCTAATTAAGAAGACTAGTTTAAGATTTGATACAAATTATACACATTATTTTATAGATCCAGATTATTGCTTAAGAGGTTGGGAAAAAGGATTAAAAACTGTTGTAGTGCCAGTCAGAACATTTCATAGATGTGATGGTTTTGTTATGAATCAGAATCAAAAGCAGGTTTCAGATCTATTACAAATCGGAAAAGATGAATTTAAGAAAATATGGGTAGATACAAATAGATTAGAAACCTTATATAAGAAAATAAAATTTGATGTTGGACATGAATTACCGTTTCTTACACAAATCGATGAAAAAGATTATAAATATTCAGTAAATTTTGTTATAATGAATGGTTATGGTGGTGCAATAGGTGAATTATTAGATTCTTTAATAAGAAATGCTCCAGATAATATTAAAATAACAAAAAGTACAGATCCTGTTGATGAAGATAATACTATTAATTATTATATAGTATGGCATTTATTTAAGAAAGATAATAGAATTAGAAAATGTAACAAAGCTATAGATGTATTATTCTCTCCACATCCAGATGATAAATCATTTTTACCAACCATAAAAGAAGCGGATCATAATGTGTTTATGTGTAGTAAATATCAAAAAGAAGCTATTCAATATGGTATTTCTTCTGATAAAACATCATTAATATTCGTTGGTATAGATGATATGTATTTTGATGACAGACTAAGAGTATTTTGCCCAGCATGGTTACATGATAGAGGTGCAAGAAAAGGTTCGTATATTTGGGATATCATTTCTAAATTAGACTGGTTAAATTGTTATAGTAGTGAAGGTAAACTGAATAAAGATGAATTATTATTACAATATCAAGCATGTGATGTTGTTTTATCTACTGGATTAATCGAAGGTGGACCAATGATGATATTGGAATCATTAGCTTTAGGTAAAACAATTATAACACCAGATGGAGTTGGAATGGCTGATGATTTTAAGAAAGATTTAATAACATATAATCCAAAAGATATTCAATCATTAATCAGAATATTAAAGAATATATATAATGAGAAGATGAGAAAAACAATAAAATATAAACAATTTACACAATTAAACTATGTGAAACAGCATTATGAATTGTTTGATAGACTTATAACAGAGAAATATTGTAAAAAAGGAGAGAATTAATGGGTGATTTATCATATAATTTTTCTAAATCTGAATTTAGATGTAAACATTGTAATAATCTAATAGTTAAACCCGATTTAGTTAGTTCATTACAGGAATTAAGAGATATAGTACAACGACCTATTATAATAACAAGTGGTTATAGATGTAAAAAACATCCAGAATCTATTAGAAACCCAAATTCTTATCATTGTAAAGGTATGGCAGCAGATATAATAATAGAAGGTTTGACAGTAAAAGAGATGTATGAATATACATTAAAAATACAAAGATTTAAGTTTGGTGGTATAGGTTTATATGATACTGGAATAATTCATGTAGATATTAGACCAACATTATCAAGATGGGGTTTTATTGATGGTAATTATGTCAGTATATCTAGTATTATGAAATAAATACAGGACAAAATAATAGTTCTTAAACGATTTTACTAATTATTTAAATAATAGTTAGCGTATTCTTAGTTTTTTCAATTAAATCCAATATGTTTGGAGGATTTAGAATGGCAAACGTAATAAATGCTGGACCAGTTCAGGTTTATCATATAATAGACGAAGTTGAAACCACAATGGGACCTACTCAGGGTGGTGTAACTATGTCTTTTGAGTTTACCACACTTGATAGTTTAGCTGACATTACGGGTGAAGTTGCACGTGATATGTATTACACAGGAATGTCTTGTACTATCACAGCAAATTATACAGAATTAACAATGGAACAAATACTTGCATTATTTCCTTCAGTGGATGGTAATGCAGTTACTCTTCCAATTGGCTGTAACGCACGTGATGATACGATTGGAATAGTTTTACGTCCAATTATATGTGGTGAAGTATCTCAAGATGATACACTGGCTATTTATGCACCTGTTGTACTTGCTAAACCTGCTTTTAATGTAGAATTTTCATTGAGTAATCAGAGAATATGGACTGTAGAATATAATGTTCTCCCATATGATCCAAGAAATAATGACTTTTCTATGTTGTATTTTGGTCAAGTTGGTACTTAAATAGATAAACAACAACTAGTAAATAATAAATTTGGGTGGTATTTCAAAGTACCATCCATTTTTTTATATTTATATAATAAAAATGTCAGGACAAAACATTGTAATTAATAGATAAGATGTAATAATTAACCAGAGAGGAAAGTAAAATGAAAGTATCTTATGTACCAAGTGATGAAAACAAGAGTGTATTTGGTGAATTTGATTTTGAATTGGGTGGTAAAGTATATACTAAAGATAAAGTAGATAATAATCTTCTCAAAGCAATATCAAATATTAAGGTAGAAAATGAAAAAACATTGGATGATGTGGTTATTTCATTGATTGGAAAGAAAGAATTTGATGCAAATAAACCATTTAATCCAGTAGAAGTTCTTCTTTTATCTGAATGGATATCTGAAACATTATTCGCTCCAATAAAAAATAAGAAAGATAAAATGGATGCGGAGGAAAAAAACGACTAATTGCTATAGCAAATATAGCAAAAGCATTTCCAGGTTTGTTTTCATATAATGAATTATTGAATCTCGATACAAGAGATTTTGAATTATGGTCTTCTATTTCTGTAATATCTATGTTAAAAGATATACAAACAACCAGTTTAATATCTAATTTGTCATTTTCAGATCAAAAAGGTTGGGAAGCAGCTCTAAAATCTGCTTCAGAAAGTAAGATATTGACGAATGATATATTTGATATGTTTAATTATGATGAAGAAAAACAATTAGATAAAAAAGAATTTGATTATGAATATGGTTGGAGCAGTGTAGAAGAATATAAAAAGCATATGATGTTAATAAAAGCTAAGATATCTGGAAAATAACTGAATAAGGAATTGAAATATGGCACCGTCTTATAGTTTAGGAACTCTATCTGCTGACGTACAAGTAAATGATAGAGATTTTATCGGTAGAATTAATAAAATAGATGCTGCTTTTGCAGGATTAGCCGCCGGTATAGTTGTAGGAATGAAAAAGGCGGTGTCATCTTTTGCATCACTCGAAGAAACAACCAATTTATTCAACGTTGTATTCAAAAATAATAAAGTTGAAATGGAAAAATGGGTTAAAACAATAAGAAATAATCTAGGAATGGGTTCTGAAGAGATTATGAAATTTGCTGGTAACTTTAAAAGTGTTACAGAAGCATTAGGTTTATCAGAAAGAGCAGCAGTAGATTTATCAAAAGAACTAACAAATTTAACATTTGATATATCATCATTTCGTAATCAAGATCCAGAAAGTGTATTTTTAGCATTACAAAATGCAATGACTGGTGAAATGGAGATGTTAAAGAGATTTGGTGTTGTAATTAGAGTTGCAGATGTCGAACAACGAGCATTTAATCTTGGTTTAGCAAAAACAAAAGATGAATTGACAGAACAGATGAAAGTTGAAGCTAGAATGTCATTAATAAGAGAGGCATTTATTAATGATACTGGGGATATGGTTCGTACTTCAGATTCATTAACCAATCAAATGAAAAGATTAAGAGCAAATTCTAAAGAATTATTTGCAAGTTGGGGTGAATCTATAAATAAAGTATTGAGCCCACTTATACAATCATTAAATAAATTATTGGAAGTTATAATAAAAATAGCTGATGAAAATCCAAGATTAGCTGATACATTTGCCGTTGCCAGTACTGGTTTAGTAGGTTATGGAGCATTTAGAGGTGTAAGTGGTGTAGCAGGTACAGCTATTGGTTCTGGAATAGGTTCAGCAGCTGGTTCTCTTATTGGAACATCATCAATAAGAAATAGATTAGCAGGTTCTGCAATTGCTAATCAAATTGGTGGTGCTACTGGGTCTGCTATAACATCCAATTTACCTCAATTAACAATGTTTCAAAGAGCAATAACTCCTATTATATCAATTATAGATAATTTAAAAGTAAATCTAAGAACATTTTCTATAATTTTTTCTTCTTCTGTTGGAATATTTGCGAAATTAACAGCTGGATTCAAATTTTTATTAATTCCTTTAATGAATATTGCTACTGCTATAGGTTTATTTTTTGCTGCAATACAAGTAATAAGAGGCGCATTCAGAGGTTTTAATGCATTATTAACTGGTGCTATAATAATATTTAGAGATTGGATTTCGCAATTTTCAATATTTAAATCAACAATAAATTTTATATCAGACGTATTTGATTTTCTTAAAAAATATCCATCTCTTTTAATAGATGCATTTTCTAAATTAGATGATTGGGTAGAAGGATTTATTCTTAGATTTGAAACTGAAGAAATGAAATATAATAGACTTCAAAGAGAAGCAGATATTTATAATGAAGGTATAGCAAAAGAGATAGAAGAATATTATAAACAACGTTTAGATGCTGAAAAAGGTCTTGTAGAAGCATTAACTGGTATAAAAGATGATTTATTAAAACAATTCTTACCTGAAAAAGGTTTAATGAATGATTTTCTTGATACTTTAAAGAATTTTAAAGATGTTGGTAAGAATATTGAAGATCAAAAATCTAAATTAAAAACAGATGGTACAGGTGATTTTGGAGATTTATTTACTGGTTTGCGACTTCAATTTGAATCAGATGAATTATTATTGGCATTTGGTAGTTTCTTTGATAAAACCATTGAAGATATCAAAGGAATGACCGATATGGAAAAAGAAAGATTTAAGAAATATGTTGATATTGCATTTATGAATGAAGATATAAATGAATCTACATTTAATGCTTTTAATATGGCTTTACAAAATATTGAAGAAACAGTTGAAGAAACATCAACATGGTATGAAGAATTTGTTGAAGGTCTTGGTAATATAATTAAAAAGAAGTTTGAACAAATATCTGATCAATTTAATAATAATTTAAATCAAATTACAGAATTATCTAATATGATATGGGAAGCAGATTGGGAAAGATATAAAAGACAAACAACTTTAAATAAAGCAGAAACTAAGAGACCAGTTGATTTTATTGAAAAACAAATGGTAGGTAATCTTGCTAATCAAATGTTTGGAAAGATTCAGAGACCTCAATCTCTTTCTCCAGAAGAAGCTAGACAACAAGGTATATTGGAAGCAGAACAAAAATTAGTTATGCTTATGGAACAAAATAATGAACTTCAATCTCAGATGAATAATATTATTTATAATTCACCAGGATTAGTATTACAAGGAGGTTAATTTATGTCTAACTTTTGGGACGATATGACTTTAGAATCATATGAAGAACTACATCATATACAAGTTCCTGAATCAGAAGCATCTGATCCTGGTATTACACTTATAACAAATCGAAAGTATTTATTCCGTTGTAGATGTTTTGGCGCAGTTCGTGCATTGGAAATAGGTAAGGAATATGTATGGAGAAAGTTATTTCATGATTCAGATTTAGATTACGGAGTAGATTCATATACATTATTATCAAGAGTACCAGTTAATTTCAATGCAAGATGTGAAGACCAAGGATTTGGATGGTTATGGGGTATAACATTTGATATAATATCATATGGTCAAGCAATGAATGATCCAGATTTTGAGGGATTCTATAATTTTAGTGCTGGTGCTTATTCAAGAGAATCATTAACTGATATTTATGCTGTTCCGCTACTTTTTCAATATCAATATCCTGCTAATCATCCATCTAGACCTCTTGAAATAATATCTGCAAATGGAACTATACAAAAAGATGTAGCAGTATTTACATTTTCATTAAATTTAATAAAGGAAATGAAATATCCAGAAGCAGCAGCAGGTTTCATAAGTTATGTAAATGAAGAAGCATGGAAAGGATTTCCTCCAAGAACAGCTAAAATATCTGGTATAACTATAAAAGGTTTAGACACTGATCCTGATAGAGATGATGATAAAAAGCATATATATGTATGCACATTTGAATTTCAAGTAAATGATTTAGGTTGGGACCAAGTTGTTGCTATAACTGATCCATTAACTGGTCAATATCCTGGTGATGTTGATTTTGATGGTAATCCACAACCTGGTTTAACATATCCTGCTGGAAGAAATGCTCATGTGCTGCCTTCATTCGATTTTCATAGAATATTTCCAGACGATGATGACACAACTTTTCAAGAACGTGGTGAATATGAATTTCCTATAGTTACATAATATATTGTTAATATTAAAGAGGTTGATATAATGAATACACCAGA